CGGTGTGGAACGAGGCCTACTTCGATTGTAAGGACAACGCCGAGCTGATTGAGACGGTGAAGGCCAACGGTCGTGACAAGGTCTCCCCGCTGCTGAACATCACCATGTCCCATCGTCAGTTGGGTCTGACCGACGAATGGCTGCACGTGGCAATGGCCAAGGCCAAGATCTCCGGTGAAGCGGCCGACCGCGATTACCTGAACATCTGGACCTCTGGTACGCAGAGTTCCCCACTGACCCCCGCACAGAACGAGGCCATCCGTCTGAGCGAAATGGAGATCGTGGAAAACGAGATCCACCGTGAAGGTCGTTACGCATTGCGCAAGTACTTCGACAGCGAAGACTTCATGTACGTGCATGACAACAGTCACTTCCTGGCCGGTATGGATACCTCCGATGCCATCGGTCGCGACGGCATTGGTCTGGTCGTCTCCAATGCGTACAACATGGCAACCGCTGCAGCTGGCACGTACAACAAGACCAACCTGCTTCAGTACGCTACCTACGTGGCGCACCTGATGAAGAAGTACCCGAACATGACGTTGATCGTTGAGCGCAAGGGCTCGGGTCAGTCGGTACTGGACATGCTGTTGATGCTCCTGCCGAAGATGGGGATGGATCCCTTCAAGCGTCTGTTCAACCGGGTGGTCGATGAAGCTGCTGAGAAGCGTGATCGCTTCGAGGAAGTCTGGCGTACTCCGGAGACCCACCGCAGCGTGGAGTTCTACTCTCGCTACAAGGAACTGTCCGGCTTCGTCACGACCAAGGAAACCCGTGACCTGCTGTACGGGGACGTGTTGCAGGAAGCGGCGCGTGGTTGCTGTGATGGCGTCATCGACAAAACGCTGTCCAATGAAATCCGTGGGCTGGTCATCAAGAACGGTCGACTGGATCACAAGGCCGGTGGGCACGATGACATGGTCATCTCCTGGCTGCTCAACCACTGGCTGGCTCAGTACGGTCGGAACCTGGAGCACTACGGTATCCCGACCAAGCTGCTGCGTCGTGCTGTCTCCAACGCGGGGCGTGCTCTGCGTCATGAGGAGGTCCGTCAGCAGGAACAGCAATCCAGCCTCCAGCAGGAGATCGACGCGCTCGCTGACAAGCTCAAGAGCGTACGTGACCCGATGCTGGAAGCCAAGCTGTCTCACCGCCTGAAGGTTCTCCAGAGCCGTGTGGTGGTCTCCGATGCTGACGCTACCAGTGTGGATGAACTGCTGCGTAGTAGCGAGGACTCGCGTGAGGTTAGCATGAAGTCCGATGCTGTGGCTCGCCGTCGTCCGATCGATTCCGATTCCCTGCGCAATGGTCTGCGAGGTCGTCGTTCCGATCCTCTGCGTGAACTGGCAGTGTGGCGAAGCTGATCTGTATGAACCCTTCACTGGGTAATACGAAACGGGAGAGTTGATAATGGATCGCTGGGCACAAGTACTGAAGAAGCCAACCTCGGTATTGTCACTGATATTCTGGCCACTGGTAACGGTGGCTCGATTGTTCGTGGCCATCATGCGGGGCTTCGGTTGGGGCTTTGCTCGGGAGAAGGGAAGCGTGTGGGTTGGTTTCGGCTGGCCCACACAGCGCAACACCGGACAGGAGTTCTCGATGTTCTGGAACTTCTTCAAGGTGGGTAGCCGTCTTGGTATCAATTTGACCATACGGCGGGAGATCGAAGATGCGTACACACTGCACATCTCCATCCCCTATCTCTTCTCTCTCCAGATATCCCTCGACGTTGGCTTGTCAAAGTTCCGTGAGGTCTTCTTACGGGGTGCGAACAGCTATTGCTGGAAGATCGTCTATTACACCTCTGGCTTCTTTGAGGTGAAGGCGAACTACCGCAAGTTCGATGGGGAACGGAAAGGTACTGGCTTCAATTATCAGCGAGAGGAACCGGGCAGGCACGAGTACCACATCGAGAAAGTGCAGCTGGTTCGCGGCTACGGTCACATTGCACCGACCGAGCACATGCCGCCTGAGAAGGTCAATGTCGAGGTGTCTGTCGAGGACGTGTTCCCGATCAATCACCTGGGCTTGGTCAAACTTCATGATCGCACCCGACGCTACACCTGCCGACTGGTCAATCCCATCGGTGTCGTAGAGCATGACCCCACCGGGATTAAGTTCCCGCGTACTGTCACGCTGGCCGTTGAGGACTCCACCTTCCAGACCACTGCTGTCACCAGTGTTGGTCAGGCGGTTTCCCAGTACGGCGATTACCTCGCCCAGCTCAGGGCATAGAAGCATAGAGGCAGGGCTCGCGCCCTGCCTCTATGCCGTTTACATCGCCACTATCTCTCGAATCTCACCGTCGAGATTGTCCCGACGCAATCGCCGGATCACACGGTCGAGGTAGGCGTTGATCGCCAGGTAGTGCGGATACTCGCTCCATTTCAGGAACCAGTTGCTCATCATTGGGTAAGTGACGGGCTCCAAACACTGTGGGTCGACGCGGTCGGATTGACTCCCGGAAACCGCACCAGTAACCACGAACACACTCTTGCGAGAAGATGGAATCCACCACCGCTCGTAGGTTGTGCGATAGACGATACGCTTGCACACGACCGTCAGCTCCAAGACTCCCTCGGTGCCGATCGAGAACTTCTTTGTGGAAGCCTCATTGGATCGTTGGTACGTTTGCGTATGGGATCTGCCTGTTACGTGGTGGCACAACACACCCAAGTAGAAGAGGAAAAACTTCATTGAAACCTGCCTTGGGGTTGGTACTGCCTACTACGAGTAATGTTCCTTGGCAAATGCTCGCAGGACGAGGTACAGCATGACCGACGTCCTTACCGAAGAGATGACGCTCTCGTTTCGCGTTTTCACTGCCTGGCGGACGACCTTGTCCGAAAGGGCCTTCATTTTCAGAAGGGATGGATCAACCATCCGTGACGCCATGTAGAGCGCTCTCAGCCGAGCGATAAGTGGAACAAGAATCGAGCCGCTGTTGGCGAGGGACTTGTCGTTCAGCACGACGCTGTACGCGTGAACGAGAGTTTCGTCAACCAGTTGCTCGACTTCGGGCACACCGGGAACTCGATGGTTATCGGAGATCCAAGTGAGCGCCTCTTCAAGCAGCTTCTGCGGGGTAGTGCGCATCGACGAGATGATCACCTGCACCAACTCCGTACGGATGAAGGTGGGGCGGTCACCGATTACGTCGTGGAGGTAACGGGTGTAGGTCGTGTAGGTACGCTGCTTGTCCTTCACGATAACCTGGCCGTTCAACTCAACCGTGGAGGAAGTGGACCGCAAGGTGTTGCCACTGGCACGCACCTCGTAGAACAGCTCCGTCAGGTTCTTCACGTACTCACGCAGACGCTGCTGGATATCGGTGATCATGTAGCCCACAGCGGCGTCGGGGCCGTGGTCCACGATGGTCTTGTGATGCACCGACGTTTTGGACAGAATGTCATCGGTCCGGAAATCGATCAGGGCGCCCCAGCTACCCACGATCTTCAGCAGGAACTTGCGGGTCATGGCAGCAGCAGTTGCTTGCGCTACGGCCAAGTCGCTGGGGAACTTGAAGTTGTGCGCCATGATGGAGCTGAGGAACTTGTACTGCAGGATCGTCAGCACGTCCTTCATGCCGGTCTCTTTCTGGGAGGTCGGCAACTTGGAGTGATAGATGGCGCTGACCAGCCAGCAGCACGTTTGGTTCATGGCATCGGTGATGCGCACGAAGTCTTCGTTGATCGTCGGCAATGCAACGATACGACTACGCAGTTCATCCTCGTCGATGTTCAGGATGTCATCGAAGAACTCAGCGCGCTGCTCGTCCCGGAAGCGGAACGGGTAATGCCCGAGCAGGTTCGAGCCCAGGAACTTGACGTGGTCAGGGTTCTTGGTGGCGAACTCGATGCGGAATCGGTGAAGACGCTTCATCAGCGCCAGATCGATTTTGACGTCCTTGCAAACATCGGCAAAGACAGACTTCAGGGACTCGGCCATGTTCGCCTACCATAGATTCTAAAGGGGGGTGCATAAAATGGGATCGGAAAACTTTTGAACTCTATATTACCCTAGTGAGCACTTGCCTTAAACGAGGCTCTCGCTCGAAATCCTTCTTCGAAGTTCAACCAACTGAGTAATCCATAATGTTCAAATCCCTCCTGGCTGTTGCCGGCGTCGTTGCTGTTGGCGCTGTCGCTTACACCCTGTTCAACGATGCTCAGGGAAGCGCCGACCATCCGGTCGTCGACGGGGAGCCCCAGGCTCCGGACATCAGCGGCGACACGACCGCAGCTCCGGCGATCTGAGCAATCAGCAGTAAAGCCTTACACCCATAAGCTATCCTCTGGGTGTAAATACTTAGTGGCATCCCAACGTCCTGTAGTGCCCCTCACAGGGCTTTGACTCTAAGACGGATGGACGTTCACGCGTCTACCTTCGCAAGTCCTACAGGGCGTCTGAGGGCGCCCTACCCCGCAGTACCATGTCCCATCAACAAGAGCACAAAAAGCACAATGAGCATCGAAACCAAGAACAACGAATCGACCCCGGATCAGACCGCCCTGGTTCAGCTGGCCACGGCCTTCCTCTCCAACCCGTCCAAGGAAACCCACGACGCCTTCCTGAAGGAAGACCTCAAGGACGTGACCGAAGGCGGTGACGTGATCACCTACAGCGAAGGCTTCTTCGGCGAGCAGCTGGTCAAGGACATCTCCGCTCGCTTCCCGGAAGCTGCTGCCTTCGCCGGCGTGCCGGGCTACGCCCTGCAGGCAAGCAACGAAGCTGGCCAGACCGACAAGGCCGATGCCGAATTCGCTGCTGACGCCGATGGCACCACCGCGCAGGCTGGCGAAGTCAACCCGCTGGTGCGTGAAGCCGTGCTGCAGTTCCTGGCCCACCCGAACGAAGAAACCTACAACGGTTACTTCATCGCCCTGTCCCAGACCGGCGGCGCCGGCCTGCCGGCAGAGTACTCGCAGAACGAGCAGGAGAAGCTGGCTGCCCACCTGACCGAGTTCTACCCGGAACTGGCTGAAGAAGCCGACCAGTCGCTGATCTCGGACGACCAGGAGACCACCCTGGAAAAGATCGAGGCCATCATCATCGACACCACGGTGGAAACCGAAGTGCGTCTGGAGCAGCTGGCTTCCGAGCTGATCGCTTCCGACGAGATGGTCCGCGGCGCCTACTGCCAGGCCCTGGGCATCAGCCCGAACGACTACGACAGCGAAGACGCGCTGGTGAAGGCGCTGGCTGAAGGCCTGATCGCCCTGGAAGGTCCGACCATCGCCGAAGTGCGCCTGGCCGCCACCCAGAGCCTGCAGAACAACGTCCGCATCCGCAAGGAAATGGAAGCGCGTCAGGCCGTGAGCGATCACGTCGAAGGTCGTCTGGATCCCCGCGTGCGCGGCAAGATCTCCTCGATCATGACCAACCGCTACAACTTCCAGTCCCAGTTCGGCGTGCTGCACACCCCCGGCGCCTGGTCCGCTTCCAACAAGCTGGCCAAGGCCATCTCCGAGCACTTCGAAGTCCTGCAGGGCAACGATGAAGTGACCGAAGAAGCCGTGGTTGAACTGCTGGCCACCCTGGAAGAAGCCGGCAAGGAACTGACCGCCGAATTCGAAGCGGCCATGACCGGCACCGCTGCGATCTCCTACCTGGATCGTTTCGCCTCCTTCCGCGCTCGTCCGCGTCCGGCCTCGGTGCCGGCTGCTGAAGCTGCGCAGGCTGTGGGTGAAGGCGACGAAGGTCCGGCTGCGTAATCGTTTCAACGCGTGCTTCCACTGGGGAGGAGGGGACTTCGGTCCTCTCCTTCCTGGTGGTTTTATGTCTGTAGTAAAAAATTACTCACGACCCCTTTCATCTGAATGGAACTTTCCTCTCGGGGGAAACCATTTAAAGGAAGGGGGTATGCGAGAAACTTTAGTGAAGCTGTTGAGGAGGCGTAGCGTAGCTACTAGCCTCCGAGAATGCTTTCTATGCCCTGTGGAAAGCGTATAGCGCCCACGTTGAGTATTAACTGATAGGGGATGGGGATAGTACGATCCTGTTAGTGGATGCCCATGAGTACCTAGTCGTGTCAAGTAAAGCACAAGCCTTTGAGCAGTTGAAACCAGCTGCCCTGAAGAAGAACCTCAAACTCCCTTACTTCAACAATCAGCGTGGGGATGACGCTGAGTACAAAACCGGGATGAAGGCATACAACACTGCCAACCGGAAGATCTACCAACTCTTGAAAGAAGCACCTGAGTTTAGTGATGAGCGTAGGTTCTTGAACCATGCTTACGAACGACTGCTCGACTGCATGCCCCAGCCCACGGTCTCACGCAGAGCTACGAGCCTGCAAGTGTACCTGGATCAACTGGAGGCTTTGACTGTAGTGTGTGAGCAAGCTGCCAGCTAATCCTGTGTAGCCATACTCACCCACCCCTTTGGAGATTTCCATGCGTGACCTTTCCTCCCTGCTCGACCCCAGCGCCGATGCCTCCAGCCGTGTGGACATCCATGCGGTACAGAACGAAGATAGCCAGTGGCAGCAGTACCTTGCACAGAACCTGCGTATGAGCAAGGTGTACGTGCTGGACGCTGCAGTGTCTGCCGAGAGCATCTCGATGGAGACCCAGCAGTTGGAGCAGGCCGCACTGGCTGAAGCCTCCGACGAACAACCGGTCTATCCCATCCAGCTGTACGTGCTGGACAATGGGCAGGACTACACCGAGATCCATCGCGTGCTGAACAAGGCACATGGTGATCCGGACCACACGGTGATCGTGCTGCTTGCCCCGCAGGCAACCGACTCCGAAGTCAAGGGCGATGCAGCGCAGCTGCTGTCGGTCCATGACCAGCTGGCCAACAGTGGCGCCAAGGTCTACACGACCATCGAAGACGCCACCGAATACCTGAACTCCCTGGTCTAAGGCCAGTAGTGCTGGGCAGGCCTTCGGGTCTGCTCAGTATGCCCTGTAGTAAATCCCGATACACCCTCTCTTAGCTATGAACAACCAAAGGAGTAGTACCCCATGAAGCGCAGCCACTATCCGCTGAACCCGCTCTGCCACCTGGCCGCTATCGGCTATTGCTTCCCCGACGATGCCTTCCTCACCCGTGAAGGTGCGCCGAACCTGTTCGAGCCGACCATGGCTCGTCCGATGGCTACCCACCTGCTCCACTGGCTGGCCCAGCAGGAGAAGTTCCTCAAGCACCTGCCGGACGATCGCAAGGATCTGTTCTTCAAGGCCGTGGTGATCGATCAGGAACTGCGGGTGAATGTCTACCACGCCTTCGGGCCGGAAGACGTCAACGAATGTCAAGTTGACACCCAGCCGATCTTCTCCTCGGACTGGATCAACGAAGGCGAGTTCCGTTGGCTGGTCACCCCGATCCTGCACAACTTCACCGGCAAGCGCGGCG